ACATCCTTATCTGACTCATTACCACTATTCCATAATTCACGATTATATTCGGAAACAGGATCTTTTCCACCAGTAGTTGTCAAAGAGTTTTCAATGTACCAACCACCTGGTCCTTGAAATGCATGAGAATACATTTTTGCCCAAGGGATATCCTCTCCATTAGGAGCAGGAAGGAAGCGAATAACGGCATAACCGTTTCCTGTTTTATCAAGTTCTGGTTTCCAAAGGCGGTCATCACCACCTCCTCCACCATTGTTCATCTTCTCCACTTCTTTGACTAATTTGGAAGTTAAAGATCCTAGAGAGGACTGCTTTTTTAAGTCTGAAAATGACATTTAGATTTTATTGAGATTTGGCTTGTATGTACCCTTATATTCTATCAACTAGCAGATTCTTTGTCAATATGCTGTTTCATCATATCAACCATATCACTCATATTAGCAAATAAGACATTCATATCCACTTCAGAAGGAAGTCCCATTTTACGAGCACCTTCTTCAACTTGGATTTTCATTCTTTTTGCCTCTGGATCATCAGATAAACTTAGACGAGTATAAAGAACTCTTTGCTTATCTAACAATCTCTCCAAAATGGATATATGGTAAACTTGATCCTCTTTAGTCATACGAGGAAATTTAAAGACATTAGAATAAACTTCTTCTTGAAGTTCACTAATCTCTACCATTTCAGCTCTAACAACTTCGGAATCGAAAAAACTCATAATACTATTTTTTTAAGGATCTTTTTATACTTGGGTACATCTATATTTAGGAAGGGTTTATACTTTTTTATTTTTCGACTGACGGTTTCCCACACGGGGTCATTTAGTCGTTTATCAAAGTTTTTCCTATATTCAAATATTCTATCACATATGACTAATGTTTCAAGTGAGGTTTTACCTCCCAAATAACTTTTTAAGAGAATAGGGTGGCCACTCGAACAATCGAATATTTCGTCTAATTGCTTATTTTCAAAAAGAGTGTCAATTTCCTCTTTAAAGAGATATGAGAGGGATTGCACTTTTTTCTTCCAATCGGTATATCTGCCTTCTCCCTCTCTTATCATTTCTCCAATCCACATCGTTGCAGGGTCTGTGGAACTCACAAAGTTAGATACAAAAAATTCCTCTACTTCCTTATCATTCTTAGATCTGGCAAATTTCTCAAACCAGAATCTATCTTTTCTTTTATAGAAAGCTTGTACTGTTGCCCTTGTCTTCCCACCATACTTATGATAATCATAATGATCTTTAGTGAAATGATTCTTTAAAGACAAATAACAACGATAGGCATCAAAGGGCATCATAAAAAAATAATAAAGGTTTAAGTATTATTCTTTTTATCTTGAATCTCAGCACGTCTTGCTTTTGCAAGTTTTGTTAATTCACCAAGAGCTTTACGTGCTCTCGTACCTGCCACTTTAACACCCTTATCTTCAAAAGATTCAGATTCGGCAATGTAAGAGTTGAAAGACTCTAGGATTTGTTCATGTAAGGTCATTTTTCTTTATTTAAAAAAAGTAATAGGGCAAAAAAAGCTTGGAGTTTTTTTTCCGACTTTTTTGGAATTAAAAGTCGATTTTCCCTGAGACTAAAAAATAATTTTAGCCCGACTAGTACGTTTTAAAAAGTTTAACTCTTGTGCCTCGTACTTTATCTTTTCCTTTAAGGGTTTAGATATAAGTTTAGGAACAGACTCCAAATCAATACTATTTTTCTCACAGAAATGAATGATAGCATCAATATAATTCATACTCTTATTTTCATAAACAAGAGTCTCTATTTCCTGTGCAAATCTTGCAGGACAAAAGAACTTACTTTCGAGTGCCTTCTCTAGTTCATTCTCCATTAGATGCCCCAGTATTGTGATGTACAAATTCTTTTATATAACGAACTAGAAGTTTAATATAATCCCCTTTGTTTCTTTTGTCAAATACCTTTACTTCACCACTCGGAGTTACCATAAGGGTGATAAGTTTTTTAACAGGGATCTCAGTTAGTTCGTAGTAAGCTGCTGCATAAAAGGTTTCCTGAACAAAGTAGTTTTCCAACCACTTCTCAGGTTTAATCTTCTCAGATGTTTTAAAATCTATGACTGCTAACTCACCTTCATACTCTGCTATACAATCAACTCTACCAGCAAGACCAAGGTACTCAGAGTAAAGGGTTCTTTCTATAGCGTGTATATTATTTATCTTGTCCAGATATGGTGTTGCATGATGGAACATGAATTTGGTTGCTGGTCTGTAATCATCCCAGTTAAGTTCTTTGTTCTCTAGATATGCCTGTGCTGCCTCATGAAAATCAGTTCCTCGTGCAGTGGCTTTCTTTGTAATCTTATTTGCTTCTTCTATACCTACCCTCTTTCTCCACTTAACAAAAATATCACGATTGTAAAAAGAAGTTACAGACGTGATAGAAGGAACCCACTGACCATCAGGAAGATGATACAGTCGGCAGCCAGGAGTTTCTTTCTTTTCTAATTCAAGATCACCTAAGAAATTACAATGGGTAAAGGTCATAAATTAAGTTCCAGTTTTGCAAGTAGATATTCTTTACACAATCCTGATCTTACAATATCCTCAACACCAAACTCAATGATGTCAACTGATGGCATAATCCTAAGGATCCTCATGAAATCATGAATACCATTCTTTTCATTTTGCTTTACTAAATCAGTCTGCGTAGCATCACCACAGAACATTATTTTGGTGTCTGTACCGATCCTTGTTATTATACTATCTAATTCATGATAATTCAAGTTCTGGAATTCATCTACTATAATGATAGACCTGTCTAATGTTGTACCCCTAATGAAGGAGGTGCTCCAGAAATCAATAGTATCTTGACCCTTAAGATTACCATAAAGCATTTCAAAATCTGCATCTGATGGCATCTCAAACATATACTTCACCATATTCTTATATGGTATCTGATACAAGAATGATTTATCATCATGATCTCCTGGTAAGAAACCAATCTCTCTTGTTGCAACCAAAGATCTTACAATGTAAATCTTATCATAGGGAGTACTTGGATCTAATACCTCTTGAAGAGCATTGTAAAGAGTAATAAAAGTCTTACCAGTTCCTGCTGCACCATAGGCAACAAGATTCTTTCCATTCTTATAAGACTCGAATAATTTTTTCTGATTATCGGTGAGGGGTTCAATGTCCCTCATCATATCAGTATTAATGGGTTTCTTTCTTTTCATCTGCTTAGATGTTAATCCTACACCTATAGGTTGATCTGCTTTCTTTTTTCTAGCCATATTAATCAGACATTGCCTCCGACTCAGTTGTACCAATATTTTTGGTTCTTGCTAATCTTCCAGAGATACCTCCAGACTTTTCAGCACTCTTGAGGATGTCACCCCATCCAGGATTCTTATTAACAACTTTATCTCTCCATTCACCAAGTTCAACTCCCATCAGAGGCATACTGGCAGGATCAGAATAATCACGAGACCAATCAGGGTTATCAGTACACCACTGATCCCAATCATGGACACTCATCATAATTTCTTTCTGTTCACCAGTTTTCTGATTAACGACAGGGTACGTAGCCATACAAATCTTAATAGGGTTTACGATTATTTAGGAAATCCAGTCAAGAGCTTCAGCAACAGTAGGAAATTGCTCTTTAAAAATAGAACGAACTCCTTCTGCTACATCCATATGCTCTTTCTGTGTTCCATGTGCAGAACGTAGGTCAATATAATGTACCCATGATCTTACAGAACCAGTCATATAGATTCTTGTAGGAGTAGCAAGAGGTAATACAAACCTTGCACACTCCTTTGCTATACCAGCATCAAGCATCTCTTTATACAGGTGCATTCCATCTACAAAATGCTTCTGTATTTTTCTATGGAAATCCTGTACTACAAGAGGTTCTACATCATCAATACTATTCTGGCGATTCTTATCATCTTGTCTTCTCAGTTCAGGTACAGGAATTTCTTTACCCAACATACTACTATCAGCATACCTCTGAGAAAACTCTTGATAGGTGAATGATCTATGCCTTAGTATCTGTGCGGCAAGACCTCTAGTAGTATTGATCTCTACTGTCATGAATGCTTGCTCAAAGACGCTCCAGTGACCGTGCTGGATACAATACTTAAGTAGACCAGCAAACTTATCATTGTCTTGATTCTTAGGGTTGCTAACACGGGCCACGTATGCCATATGCTTTTCAGCATCAGGAGTGACACTAACTAATTTAATTTGGGAATGCATCGTTGTCTTCGTATTCAAAGGACTCGTCGTAATCAGTAGGGGGAGAAGAAAATGCAGGAGTATCCGTTTCTAACTCAGCATAAATTTCATTCTCTAACTCATCTACAATCTCTTTAAGAGCTTGTACTAGCACTTTAAATTTTGCTTTGTTCATTAAATCTCACTAGATCGTCTGTCTATATCTGACATCGTATGACTTGACTTAAAATATTTGTTTATAACTTCAACCTGATCATCATACCTAGCAATCTTATCCAACTCTACTTGAATTGCTTCAGTAATATCAGAGTGCTCTCCAATACCTGCTGGATGTTCCAAGTATACCTCTACGTTTGCTCTATGCTTTGCAATCTCTCCTTGTGCATGTGCTAAGACTGCTCTTAATAATTGTTCTCGCATGTGTAGTGCCATAATACTCATTCTCCTCAAGTTAATTATACATTAAAAAAGGGGGTGTGTAAACCCCCTTGTCATCTAACTCTTAGAAGCAAACTTGCGTTTTACTTTGATACCACGATACATTAGATCATGGTTTCTCTTTTGAGCTTCTGCTTGTACCATTTGACGGTACGCTTCAGAGTCGTACTTGACTCCACGGTAAGTGACTTGTGCCATTGGCTTTCTCCAAAGTAGTAGGGATTTTGGCCCCGTTCCTTCAGTCGGCATTTGCGTCCCCGTAGGGATGAACGATCCGTTCCGTGTCGGCTTACTTGCGACCTCCTATGAGGTTGAACGATTGTGTTAATACTAACACGTGCTTACTATATAGTCAAGTAGTTTTGTAACATAGACTACCAAATTACTTTTGATGCTCATGTAATAGTCTATCTCTTATACCATCTGCCTGTTCATTTTCTTCACATAACTTCATTACCCATATTCTATCTTCTAAACTCACTTCTCTTCCCAATCTTACTCTACAGCATATTTCTGACAACTTTAGTCTATGATCTTTACTGAGCATAGTCCAGTATACTAAACGATAAGTAACTCCTATCATTTATTCTTCAGGTTTCTTTTTCAATTCTTCAATCATCTCACTCACTATCTTCTCAGTGTTGTCCATAGTCTTTACAGCAAAAAGAGGAGACTTTCTATACTTATTCATCTTCTTATACACTTTAATTAATTTGTTAAGTTCTTCCTGATTTACATTCACCTTCAGTTCTTGGCCTTTAAAACCTTTACCTTCTTTCTCAATATATTCATTTATATTATTCTGAATCTCACCCTCAATAATGTCATTAATTTGATCCCTAATTTCATCACTCATCGTCCTTTAACCTCCTTTTTCTTCTCTTTTTTTCGGGTGGTTTAACATTCCATAAGTTAGGTCTGATAGTACCATGTCCATAACTAATTGATTTAACTGCACCCTTTCCATACTTATCATAATACATATCAAACACATTTGCCATCTTCTCTGAGCGAGTCACATCTAAATGTTCCTTACCATCTACAATATAAGTTACATTAAATGCATCACTAGGAAGTTGTTTATCCTGTGCTTTATCTGGTGTAGTTTTTTCTAGAACAATTTGACATGAATATTGTGCTGTATTATTTTCAATTTGTTTTGGTGGTTCTGCTTTCTTTTCTGTCTTTGTGGTCATGAACGTCCTCCCCATTGGATGTCTGGATATGCTTTCTTAACCATATCATAGGTAATATTATACTTCTCTTCAAGAGCTTTGTCTTTTACTAAACAAATTATCTCTGCCTCTTCAGGGTGAAGTCCCTCAAGCATCTGAATGAACATTGTTTCTCTACGCATTGAACTAAGACTATCATTACCACCCTTTACAAAGTGATAAAGATTTCTCCACTCTCTACGTAATGAAGTATGGTCTGTACCAACAGGAACCTCATTCTTATTATAGGGAACTTCACCCTCAGGAATCATTGAGACAACTGTTTGATCAAAATTCCAAATAAGAATAGATTTCAAAGCATCAGTTGAATACTCTTCTAAAATTTCTATTTTCTTTGCCTTGGTTCTTTGCTTATCTACAAGTGCAAGAACTTCATGTATAAAAGGATTAGGAGGGAGTTTAACTCGTGTCTTCCTAGTCGTCGTCTTCTTCGTCTGTGTCATGTGTTTCAATTCTTAGGGCTAAAATTTCATCGGGAAGAACATTCCCATTTGCGTCAAACATCTCTGGATGAGTATAGACTACTGGTGGAGTAGTTTCATATGAATGCTGTCTTGCCATCCATCCTATCATACCTCCAACTAATAATGCAAGTATAGACATTACTGTCATAAGTGTCAATGATACTACAAGTGTTTCAGACATGGCACTCCTCCAGTGAGTTTATTTTTTTCTGATGTCGAAGTAAAAATCAAAGTGAAAAATAATTTCTCTATTCCATAGAGCAATTAAATTTCCGAATTTTACTCGAAAGGTTTTAGGTTTTTCGGGTTGTTTCCTCCTTCTCAACAATAATTCCACACCCCGATTGATGTCGGGTTTGTCTTTATTTAGAGTTTTTTTTGCGTCTTCCTGGTCTTCGGTCATGACTATACCTCACTGCATCTTCAAGAATACCCGCAAGGTATGCTTGTATTTTACGTGCTTTAGGTTTAGGAATATGTCCATAAGCCTCACGTAGTTGTTTATGATTGTTGTCAGCACCTCCTTTAATATATTCTTGAAGTTCTAACAGTTGGTCAGAGATTTCCTTCGCAGTAGAACTATGAAGGAAAGCATCAACTTCTTCTTTTTTAGTTTTACGATACTTTAAAAACTCATAAAATTTAAGTTGCATCTTACCATCAAACGCAAGTTCAATGGCATGTTCGATCATGTCATAAACTGTTT